GAAATAGATACTCTGCAACAAGAATTATTGAAGATACAGTACGCTTTGGATATTCGCATTACTGCCAAGAATGCGTATACAAATGCGATGCAACAGGAACCACAAGCGAATGGCAAAGATAAGGAAGAAAAATAAATTTTTAATAACTACTAAGGAGAATAATTATGAGCTTAATACTTAATATAGTAATGACCATGACGATCATAGTGACAGTTAGTTCGATGATTGCTGCGATGACTCCCACTCCCAAAGATGATATATGGATTGGCAAGTTATACAAAGTAATTGACTTACTGGCATTGAACATAGGTAAAGCCAAGAACATTGGCAAATAATGCTCGATGGCAAGCAAAACTGTTATGGAGGTTTCAGCAGATCTTTCTAAACACGAGGCCGTTTGTACCGAACGTTGGCTAGAAACCATACATCGTATTAATCGACTGGAGCTGTTTGTTATCTCCACACTTATTGTACTTGTACTAGGAATGGGTGGTATTCTAAGCACTCAATTATTTTAAAAAAATGCCATTAGCTAAATTTGATTTCATACCAGGTATTAATAAAGAAGGTACCGCTTATACCGCTGAAGGTGGTTGGTACGATGGCAACTTAGTTCGTTTTCGTCAAGGTCATCCAGAAAAAATAGGCGGTTGGCTAAAAGATAGCGACAATTATTATCAGGGAACGGGACGATTGTTGCATCCCTGGATTAATTTAGCAGGCACTAAATATTTAGGGATAGGTACCCGATATAAACTCTACATTCAAGAAGGTAATTCCTTTAATGATATTACACCAATTCGTACTACGACTTCAGCGGGTGATGTCACTTTTTCAGCTACTAATGGCTCCGCTACCATTACAGCTACGGACACAGCTCATGGAGCAGTCGAGGGAGATTTTGTAACTTTTAGTGGTGCAGTTTCTCTAGGCGGTTTAATTACTGCTACGGTGTTAAATCAGGAATATCAAATAGTCACCGTTCCTACAGCTAATACTTATACGTTTACTGCTACTGCAACGGCTAATTCCAGCGATACAGGTAATGGTGGTGGTAGTGTTGTAGGTGTTTATCAAATTAATTGTGGTTTGGATACTTATGTAGGTTCAACAGGTTGGAGCGCTGATTCATGGGGAGATGGCACCTGGGGAAGTGCTACTACATTAAGTGCTTCCAATCAATTGCGTTTGTGGAGTTTGGATAACTTTGGCGAAGATCTGATAGCGTGTCCGCGTGGAGGCGGTATTTATTATTGGGATAATACGAATGGACTTAGTACACGAGCTGTCTCTTTTAGTAGTTTAACCAACGTTAATTTGCCTCCTACCAAAGCCTTACAAATCTTGGTCAGTGATGTAGATAGGCATATTATTGTCTTGGGAGCGGATCCTCTCAATGCAGCGGGTACGGCACGCACGGGTAGCAGTGATCCTTTATTTATATGTTGGTGTGACCAGGAAAATCATTTGGAATGGGAACCGAAAAATACCAATACGGCAGGTTCTTTACGGGTTTCTTCTGGCTCGGAAATAATCGCTGCCATTCGTACCAAGCAGGAAACGATAATATGGACGGACGTGGCCATGTATTCTCTGCAATTTATCGGCCCCCCTTATACTTTCGGCCTTAATTTAATTAATGAAAACAATAGCATTATGGGACCGAATGCCTGCGTCAACACGCCCAAAGGTATGTTTTGGATGGATGAAAGCGGTTTTTACGCTTATTCGGGGAGTGTAATGCCAGTGCCTTGTAGTGTTCATAGTTACGTATATGATGACCTCAATCACACGCAATCGCATCAAATCTTTGCTTTTTCCAATAAACGTTTTGACGAAGTGGGCTGGTTTTATTGTTCTCAGGATTCCACTACTATTGATCGTTACGTTACTTTTAATTATGAAAATAATTCCTGGGCAATCGGACAACTAGCACGTACGGCATGGGTAGACGAAGGTATTGTCGATTATCCCCGTGCGGCAGCCTTGGATACCTATAATTATATTTACCGTCAGGAACAAGGTACTGATGCTGACGGTGCAGCCATGGATAACGTGTATATTGAGTCGGGGGACTTTGATATTGGTGATGGCGACCAGTTGCAATTCATTAACCGTATTATTCCCGATTTGACTTTTACTGGCCCTGCGGTCACACAAACTATTAACATGGTGTTAAAAACGCGTAATTATCCGAGTGCCACTTTAACTACCAATTCCACCAGTGCGATAACCAATAGCACTGAAAAAGTGGATATAAGAGCGCGTGCGCGTCAAGGAGTATTACGGGTAGAATCAGATAGCACTGTAGGAGTGGGATGGCGTTTGGGTGCTACGCGCTTAGAACTACGTCCGAACGGGAGACGCTAATGGCACAATTACTTCAAGGTAGATTGCCACAAGCCAACGGGGCAGTGGATTCCACTATTTACAATCAATTGGTACGCATGTTGGAATTAACGTTCAATACGTTTGATCCAACGGCTACCCCTCAATACAACAATACAGAACGTATGCAGAATGAATTTAACGCCGGTGATGTAATATGGAACACCAGCGAGGATGTATTACAAGTATGGACTGGACAGGAATGGTTAAATATTTCCACTCCCACTACCAAAGGGGTGGGTGCCACGGGTTCGGTTTCTTCATTAACAGTTTCGGCCAACGGTGCAACCGTGGTTTCACTACTATGAATCGTATAGCTTTAATGAAAGAACTCACTTTGGACGAAGGGTGTGTTTATGAAATTTATAACGATCATTTAGGCTATGCTACGTTTGGCATCGGGCATCTCATTACCGAGCGGGATCCCGAACACGGAGAAGCAGTAGGAACACCCGTATCCGAGGCGCGCGTGCAGGAATGTTTTAACCAGGACATCGATATAGTAACGGATGAGCTGGATAATAAGATGCACTGGTGGCGTGGGTTGGATGACGTACGCAAACGCGTGTTGGCCAATATGTGTTTTAATTTAGGTTATCCACGTCTAAGTGGCTTTAAGCGCTTTTTAGCCGCCATGGGGACTTCACAATGGGAAACCGCAGCCGAAGAAATGATGGATTCAAAATGGGCTACTCAGGTAGGAGATCGTGCGGAGAGACTAAAACAAATGGTTCTCACCGGCGAGGCGGCTCATGTATGAATATAAGTGCAAAGTTAAAAGAGTGGTTGACGGTGACACTGTGGATGTTGTTCTTGATCTTGGGTTTAACGTTCACCTTGCTTGCCGTGTTCGTTTATATGGCATTGATACGCCCGAGTCGCGCACTCGTGACAAGGATGAAAAAGTTCGCGGGAATCTGGCCAAACAGTTTCTCAAGGATTCAATCGCTAAAAAAAAGGTTGTTCTAAAAACGAAACTCCGCGATTCTCGCGGAAAATTTGGTCGGGTACTTGCCGAAGTGTGGGTAAACGAGCAAAATATTAATGAAACAATGGTCACGAAACGCTACGCAGTAGCTTATCACGGCCAGAATAAACAAGAGGTGGAAAAGGAACATTTAGAAAATCGTCAATTTTTAATTGACACGGGAGTGTTCGATCCAAAATCTGTAGGAGGATAATATGTCTATATGGAAAACCATAGGTGATAGCAATTTTATAAAATTCTTAAAATGGGCAGTTGCTAATGACCTCAAGAAACCAGTAGAGGAATCAGTAAATTTTGAAGGAGTAGTAGAGAAAGTAGTAGAACCTAAACGTGCTAGGGATGAAAAAGGTCAATATCAAGGTGATGATGAATCGACTCCTGATATAAACGAAGCATGGGTAGGAGGAAAATCTCCTAACAAAAAGAAAAGGAAATAACTATGAATGACCGGGATAAATTTGCGGGCGACATGGACCGCAACGAGGTTGAAATAGATCTCAGTAAATTCATGGAGTTATTGCAGGAACAAACCAGATTAAAAGATCGCATCAGGGAACTGGAAGATGAAGGGACTAAGAATCCGCATCAGAAATGGATATTTCTAGCTCAAGCCGTAGATAGCTGGAGGATATTTCCTAGAGCTTTTCTAAGTGTTTATATCTTTTTATTGTATTACGCAACTATGTGGTTCATGGATTTACCCGAACCGAATTTTGAGCAATCTGCTTTGATTTCAGTTCTTGTTGGAGCTGGAGCTGCTTGGTTTGGACTATATGCTGGTACAAGTGGTGCGTCTAAAAGTTTCAAGGGAGAAGAAAAATAATGCATCCAAAATGGATTGTATTTGGAACAATTTGGTTTCTTATAGCTCTTTTAGGATCAGTTACTCTTAAAGCAGCAGAGAACGAGCCTGAAAACCCCGACTGTACTGCGGGGACTGAGTTTTGTGAACAAAATTCGTTAGATACAACGAACAATACAACCACAAATAATACCAACGTAAATACGAACACGAACACAAACACTTCGACTTCAACTGCAACCAATACCAATAATAATACGAACACTACAACTACGACGGCAACGGCGACCAACACCAATAACAACACTTCGACCAACGCCAATACGAATGTAAATACCTCGACAGCGACTACGACAGCAACTTCGACCAACGCCAATACGAATACCAACACCAATGTCAATACGTCAACGTCTAATTCAACAGTAAATTCAACGGTTAGTCAGAACGTTACCAATACTTCGACAACGGACAATACGAACACCAATGTCAATACGTCAACGAGTACGTCTGACAATACCAATACCAACGTAAATCAGTCTACCTCTGAGTCCAATGTAACGACAGACAATACTAATACGAATGTTAACCAGACAACTACAGAGAACACCAATAGAAACATTAACGAGTCCAGTTCCACACAAAGAATAGAACAGGACATTAAAACGGAAGCACCACCAGCCTCGGCAATCGCTCCATCAATAATGAGCTACAGTCAGGACCTCTGCACGACAGGGAGATCAGGAGCTTTTCAGGGTCAAGTGTTTGGTATTTCAGGTGGCAGGACTGTTACCGATGAAAATTGTGA